GAAAAGCATCTGGTACTTATAACACAGCTACGGGTGCATATTCTACAAGCGATACAACTTATAGTTTTGATGCTCCTGTTGAATTTATTAGATCACAGGAAGAAACTGGACAAGAAATGAGACAGGCAAAATTGTATATAACACCAGATCAGATAGGAGATAATCAAGCAGATTTAGATGATGAAATCACACTTAGCTTCGCTGGTTCTAATAGAGTTGCACAAATAGTTGATATTGATACAAAGAAAGGTGGTCAAGTTTATCTTTATACAATTATTGTAAGATTCTAATGACTATAAAAGATATAAGAAACTTACCAAAAAATTTAGATAGAGATATTTCAAGAGATTTTAATTCTTTAATAAAAAAAATACATAGAACTTTAGCAACTAAAAAACATAGTCCAGTTTATACAGGATTTTTTGCTTCAAGTTGGGTTGCACAAGGCAGTCCTATAAAAGCTGTTGATCCTATAGAAAAATTTGAACCGTGGGCTAGTATTAAAAGGCAAGCCACAGCAGAGTTTTTAAAAAATCGTACAGCTAATGCAAGTAATAAATCTACTGGATATTACAATGTAAAACCTGTAATAGAACCAAGATTTCCTGTTAAAAGAGCATTTAATTATAAAAGAGCAGTTTATATTGGTAATCGTGCTGAGTATTCTATTTATGCTTTGGAAGGTGGTAAATTACAATTATTTATTCAAGGTTCATTAGGTCAAATGATAAAAGAAACAATGACAGACAAAGGTAAAATATTTCTTGGTGGTGGTACAACATTTAATAACTCTCCTAAATCTACAAAAACGCAAAGACCAGCTTCAGTTAAATATACTGAATTTTAATTATGACTTTAGTTAACACAAGAGCAGCCTTTGAAAAGGCAGTAACAGATGCAGTTGCAACAGCAGATAATACTGTTCAAATGGTTTATGATAATGTAAATTTTATAACTCCTGGTAAGAGCACAAAATATATTTTAATGTCAGTTGAATTTACACAGGCAACTATACAAAATCAAGGAGCAGCATCAGATTATTACTCTGGTGTTATTCAATGTAATGTATATGTTCCTAAAGGAAAAGGTACTGCAACGCTTTCTGCTATAGGAGAAGCTGTTATTGATGGATTAACTTCTGTTAATGCTCCTGGTTATAGTGATACATTTAGTTGTAAACCAAGAGTTCTTGATATTAATGGTGTGACTCCATTAGAGATTGAAGATAGAAGTCATTTTGTTGGTCTAATATCTTGCCAATTTACTGCTAATGCCTAATATAAGTATAATATAAATATTATATTAGATTACTATGGAAGCGATTGAACTGTTAAAGAATAAATTTGGTGTAAGCCAAAAATATATATATGAACTAAAAGAAGGAGATGTAACAGTTTTAGAAATTTATTGGAATCCATTGACCATTGCAGAAAGAGAAACTATTGTTGCAAAATCTGGAAATAGTGGGACTAATGATGATTTTGCTTTGGATCTTATGATTACAAAAGCTTTAGACAAAGATGGTAAAAGGTTATTTCAAGATGGTCACAAAGCATCTTTACGAAGAGAAATTAACGCAAGTGTTTTACAAGAAATTCAATTAGCAATGTTAAGTTCTGGTTCTGAATATAAATTGGAGGAAGCGAAAGCAGATTTAAAAAGCTAGAAACGATTGGTTTTTTATGTTTTTTTTAGCATCGGAGCTAAAAATGACGATTCAAGAACTTACAAATAAATTAACGCAAGAAGAATACATCAATTGGCTTGCTTATTACGAATTAAAGAAAGAATATGAAGATAAAGCTTATGAAGATGCAAAGAATAAATCACGAGCAAGAAAACGCTAAAAGCGGTACACTAAGATAAAGTTTTGGTTTTGCTGTGGCCGATTACGGTGTAAATATAAATTTAAGAGTAAAAGGGCAATCTGGTCTTGATAGATTAAATTCTAAAGTCAAACAATTAACAAGAAGTGTAGATGATATTCGTCAGATAGATATAATGAATCCTCGCAATACGGGAGGAGCAGGAGGAGCAGGTGCTCGTAAAGAATTGAAGCAATATAGACAAGATATGGAGGATCTTGTTAAAAGTGTTAATAAAGCTAAAGGAGCATTTGGCGAAACAGCTAATGCTCAATCTGCAACAGCAGATGCTTTAGAAGAATATGCTAATAGTATAAAGTTAGGAACAGACGCACATAAAGACGCATTAGCAGCCTCAAACAAGCAAAACAAAGCTATAGGCCGAGAAACAATTTCAATTACTAAAAATACAGATGCACAAATTAAGAATAATAAAGCACAAGCTCAAGGAAATAAACTTGATAAATTTAATAACAAAGGAACTGGAGCAGCTTTAAAAAGCGGATTAATCTCTGGGGCGTTCCCACTATTATTTGGACAAGGCCCGATTGGAGGTGCTGCTGGTTTTGCTGGTGGCTTCTTGGGAACAAAAATGGGTGGTCAGATGGGTGGTTTTGCAGGTGGTCTTGTTGCTACTGCTCTTCTTCAACAATTAACAACTTTAAAAAGTGCTTTAGATGAATTAGGTGGTTCTTTTGATGAAATAAATCCAAATATTGATAAGCTAACAAAGTCTTTAGGTTTAGCTGGAACGGCAGAAGGTAGAAGATTAAAAATGATAGAAAGAACTCAAGGTTCTCATGTTGCTTTAGAAATGGCAACAGAAAAAATGAATAAAATGATTGGAGAAGAAGGAACTAAAAATTTAAAAGAGTTTGCAGAGATGAGTAAGATTGCTGGAAATAATTTTCAAATTGGAATGACAAAATTACAAGGATTTACAGCTTCAGTTGTTAATTTTCTAAGTAAGAGTTTAGGCTTTAAAGATCGGATAGAAAAAAGAACTATTGAAGAAGGTGTAGACTTAGGAGTAAGCGTAGGGAATAAAGAGGCATTAGCTATAAAAGCTGAACAAGCAAGAATAGATGCGTTGCCTTTGGAAAAATTAACTTTAACGGGCAGAAGTGGAATAGAATCAACAATTTTTGTTAGAACTGAAGAAGCTAGACTTGCCCAAGAAGAATTAAACAACAGAAAAAAAATTTTTAAAACAACGGCAGATCAAATAAAATTAGATCAAGATAGGCAAACTAAACTTGATGAAGGCTTAAAAAGTATTACAGATCAAAACACATTTTTACAAAATCAACTTTTATTAGGCAAACAAGGTGCAGAGATTGAAAAATTAAAAGTTGAACTGGCTAAAGAAATGAAAATTGCGGTGAAGGATCTTAAGCCTTTACAAGTTAAACAGATTGAAGATGCTGTAAAACTTAGGGATGAATTGACAAAATTAAATGATTTATATGGAAGTATTGCTTCAACAATAGAAACAGGTTTAGTTGATGCAATAGAAGGTGCAATAAATGGTACTAAAACTCTTGGTGATGTTGCTCGTAGTGTATTTACACAGATTCAGAGATCCCTTATTCAGTTTGGTGTAAATTCTCTTCTTGGTGGACTTCCTGGTATTGGTGGGTTTTTTAGAGCAAATGGTGGCCCTGTTAGTACTGGTAAAAGTTATATGGTTGGAGAACGTGGGCCAGAAATGTTTGTTCCAAACTCAGGTGGTCGTATCGTTCCTAATTCTGATATGGGTGGCTCAACTAATGTCGTAGTAAACGTAGATGCTTCTGGTTCTTCAGTTGAAGGAGATGAAGAGGACAGTAGATCTTTAGGGGTTGCATTATCAGTTGCTATAGAGACAGAATTAATTAAACAGAAAAGACCTGGAGGTTTACTTGCATAATGGCTACTTTCCCATCAATCACACCAACATACGGACAACAAAAAAGATCCTCACCAAACACTAAAACTATTCGTTTTGCTGATGGTTACGAACATAGAATTTTATTTGGGTTGGCAAGTCATCAAAATCCTAAAATATATAATTTTACTTTCAACGTGTCCGAAACAGATGCAGATACGATAGAAGGATTTTTAGACAGTAGAGCGAATGATAGTGCTAGCTTTACTTTTACTCCACCAGGAGAAGGGTTTACAAAGACAGGAACTTATTCTCAATCAGGTACTACAGTAACAATCACGATTTCAAGTCATGGTGTTGCAGTAGGAGATGAACTT